TAACTTGGCTTAATAAGACTGGGCATCCTGTTACGGGGTGCCTTCTCCTCTATAGTCATATCTTTGAAAGGATTATACAATGGCTCTATCTTCTTCCCTCAAGTCTAAGGCCTTTATGGTCGAAAAGACAGTAACTCTTGGCGTTGCGACTGGTACTACTGTTGGCCCAATCGTTGCTGCTAACACTATGGTGATCGCAGCTGGTATCGAGTTTGTAACTGCACCTGGTTCGGCTGGTACTTCAGCTACTGTAGCTATTGGTGACGGTACAACTGCTAACTTGGCAGCTGTTGACATGCAAGCACAAGCTGTTGGTAAAATCCTCGGTGGTGTTATCCCTAGCTTCGTCAGTTCAAACGACACGATTGACGCTGTACTCGCTGTTACTGGTGCTGGTCTTGTTGCCGCTACTTGTCGCATCTGGTATGTAGGTGTTGACTGCAACGAGAACACAAAGCCAGCTGCTGAAGTTGCTCGTGACCTCGCCTAATAACTAACTAGGGGTCCCTTCGGGGACCTCTTCCCTCTTTAACTTAAAGGAGTCCATAATGGCTTTTATTGCTGACGTTGTCTTTGACGATGGTCTATCAGAACTTAGTACGGGTGGCACGCGCTTAGACATTACGTCGCAAGAAGCTACTACGTACACCTCTGCCGTGAGCACACACACTCTCGGTAACGCTACCGTAAACACTGGGAGCCCTGTTGCAGGCGCTACTGATGGTCGTCGTGCTATCGTACCTGCTATTACATCTGGTTCCGTAACAGCGACTGGTACTGCCTCACATTGGGCATTGACTGACGGTGCTTCCGTCTTGTATGCTACAGGCGCTCTGTCAGCTTCCCAGGCTGTTACAAACGGTAACACCTTCTCATTGGACGCTGTATCTATCACAATCCGTGACGCTTAATAGAGCCTAGGGGAATGGCTGACCACAACTTAAGAGCAAGCGGCTATGCCACCTACGGTTCATCTTCTTTTGGAGGTGAGCAGTATGGTGGCAATGTCCGTTCTTCTGTTGAGGTTAGTGCTCCTGCTCTAATTGAGAGAGTAGGTTTTAATGCTAATGATGTTGAGACTTCCACATTAGTATCTAGCCCAAGTGTAGATCAAGTTCATGCACTAAATGCTACTAACGTTAAGTCTAACACTGAAGTTGTAGCACCGGCTATAACTCAGGTACAAGAGCTAAATGCCACTAACGTTAAGTCTAACACTGAAGTCGTAGCACCTGCTATAGATCAAGTACAGGCACTAAATGCTGCTGACGTTAAGTCTAACACTGAGGTTGTAGCACCGGCTATAGCCCAAGCACAAGAACTAAATGCTGCTAACGTTAAGTCTAACACTGAAGTCGTAGCGCCTGCTATAGCTCAGGCACAGACACTAGACGCTACTGACCTCGAGTCCTCTACTGAAGTCGTAGCACCGGTTATAGATCAAGTACAGACACTAGATGCTACTGACCTTGAGTCCTCTACTGAGGTATCTGGTCCAAATGTAGTAGAAGTACAACTACTTAGTGCCGTTAAACTCGAGTCTTCTACTGAAGTTGTGGCACCTGCTCTAGCTCAAGTACAAGTACTCACTGTTGTTAACATCCAGTCTTCTACTGAGGTATCTAACCCCGACGTAGATGAAACTAACATATTCGATGCTACTGATGTAAGCTCCGCTACCACTTTGACTTTGGTAGTAATAGGACAACAACACACCTTAGTATCTACCGACGCACAGGCTACCACAGAGACCTCTCAGGCTGCCTTAGGGCTGACAGTTAACCTGAGTGCAGACGACGTAGAAACCCTCTCAGAGGCGAGCACAGGAGCTCTACAGCAGACCCAAGTACTAGCTGCCGCAGACACTGAGACTTCTACTGAAGTATCTGAACCAGATGTAGATGAGGCACAATCATTTACTGCTGACAAGCTTGAGTCTGACTCTGAAGTATCTATTCCCGCTGTAGACCAAGTACATGTCTTTAGTACCTTCGTTGACCTAGAGTCTAAGTCTGAAGTCTTCCTCCCTGTTATCACGCAGGTACAAGTACTCGATGCCACAGACCTTGAGTCTGTTACTGAAGTATCTAGTCCTGGTGTAGACCAAGTACAATTACTTGATGCTACTGACGTTAAGTCTAACACTGAAGTTGTAGCACCTACTATAGCTCAGGTACAAGTACTTGAGGCAGCTAAGCTTGAGTCTAACCCTGAGGTAACAGCACCTGCTGTAAGTCAGGTTCAAGTATTAGGTCCTATTGAAACCAAGACACAGGGTGAAGTAACTAACCCAGACCTAGACGAAGTACAAGAGCTTACTGCTGTTAGTGCTGAGTCTTCTACTGAAGTAACTGGACCCAGTGTTGGTCAGGTACAAGCACTTGGTGCAAATAAGCTTGAGTCTAGCTCTGAAGTAACAACACCTGCTGTAGACCAAGTACATACCCTTAGTACTTTTGTTGACCTAGAGTCTGAATCTGAAGTCTCCTTCCCTGTTATTGCTCAGGCACAAGTACTTGAGGCTACGGACACTGAGACTTCTACCGAAGTATCTGACCCAAAGACATTCCAGGCACAGTTACTTGATGCTACTGACGTTGAGTCTAACACTGAAGTCGTAGCACCAGCTATAGCTCAGGTACAAGTACTTGAGGCAAATAAGCTTGAGTCTAACCCTGAAGTAACAACACCAGCTGTAAGTCAACTACAAGTCCTTGATGCTACTGATAATGAGTCTAAAACTGAAGTATCTGAACCAGACGTAGACGAAGTACAACTACTTGATGCTACCGACGTACAGTCTTCTACTGAGGTTGTAGCACCGGCTATGACTCAGGTACAAGCACTTGATGCAAATAAGCTTGAGTCTAACCCTGAGGTATCTAACCCAGACGTAGACCAAGCACATGCCCTTAGTACTTTTGTCGATCTAGAATCTAAATCTGAAGTCTTCTTACCTGTTGTCACTCAGATACAGGGACTGAACGCTACTGACATTGAGTCTTCCACTGAGGTCTCTAGTCCAGATGTGGACGAAGTACAGTTACTTGATGCCACTGACGTTGAGTCTAACACTGAAGTATCTACCCCTAGTGCCGTTCAGTCACACAAGTTGGATGCAGTTAAGCTTGAGTCTTCTACTGAGGTATCTACTCCAGACGTAGATGAAGTACAGACACTAGATGCTACCGACGTTAAGTCTTCTACTGAGGTATCAGCACCAGGACTAACCCAAGTAATAGCACTTAGTGCTGCTGGAGATGGTGGACTTTACAACACAGCTGTTTATGGCACATCTTTCTATTCAGATTCTGATGGTGTTCTTACTACTTCTTCAACTAACCAACCTGCTATAAGTCAAGTTCAAGTACTTAATGCTGCTGACACTGAGTCTTCTACTGAGGTAGTAGCGCCGGCTATAGCTCAAGTACATACACTAGACGCTACTGACATTGAGTCTTCTACTGAGGTGGTAACACCTGCTGTAGCTCAACTACAAGTCCTTGATGCTACTGATCTTGAGTCTGTTACTGAAGTATCTAGTCCTGATGTAGACCAAGTACAAGTACTTAATGCTGCTGACACTGAGTCTTCTACTGAGGTAGTAGCTCCAGCTATAGACCAAGCACAAGTACTTAATGTTGGTGGTATAGAATCTTCTACTGAAGTGGCTAACCCCGATGTAGACGAGTTTAATATATTCGATGCTACTGACGTAAGTTCAGCTACAACCCTGACTTTGGTAGAAATTGGTCAGGTACATACCCTAGCCAGTGTTAGCCTAGCGTCAACCTCTGAGGTAACTACACCTAGTTCTAATTTAAGTAGACCTCTCCTAGCCACCTCTGTTGAGTCCAACACAGAGGTAACCACCAACAACGCAGTTATCCGCTACAACTTTACCGCGGTAAATACTACGTCTACTTCAGAAGTAACTAGACCTTCTGCAATTATCCATGTACTCTTTGCAGCTAACGATGTTGAAACTACAGCTGAAGTAACTACCAACACTGTCAGTGTTATCGGTTCTGACATTGGTCAGACAGTGTATGTCCCCTTCGAAGACACTAGTCTCTACGTAGAAGCTTACGAAACAAATCCACAGGTCTTTGTACCTGCAAATGATAGAACAGTCCTAGTACCTGCCTTTGACTTAGACTTCACTGTGCGAGTACCTGAGACTAATAACAGTGTAACTGTTGGGCCACAGGACTACTCTAATCAAGTCTTAGTCTTACACTCAAACCGAACAGTGCTCATACCCGCGGGGAGGATAGCAGCGTAATGAAATGGCCTTTTAAAGATCCAGACGAGGTGCAGGACTACTCAGTCGATTGGTCTCGCTTCCTTGTTGCAGACACAATAGGCTCAGTAGCTTGGTTTGTTAAGAATGCTGAAGGCACTAAGACAGCCATAGCAAATGGTGAAACTGTTGACGGTCTTACCCTATTCAGTACTGGAAACACAAATACAGTTGCTGTAGCTCGTTGGTCAAATGGAACAGCTAACAAGACATACAACGTAACATGTGCTATTACCTATGATACAGTCTTGGTAGCTGAGCGTGTTATACAATTACCAGTTAAGGAAAGATAAGAATGGCTTACAACTACTTAGAATTGGTAAATGATTTAAACAGGCGTGTCAATGAGACTGAACTGGCTACTAGTAACTTTCCAACAGCTACCGGTTTCTATAACACAGCTAAGGACGCTATCAACTCCTCCATCCGTCTATTAAACCAAGAGGCTTTTCAATGGCCTTTCAACTTTGCAGAGCAGGAAGATACGTTAACAGCTGGTACCCTACGTTATAGTATACCAGCTAACGCTAAAACAATAGATTACAATACTTTCCGTATTAAGCGTAATGCTACCTTTGGTAATGAGACTGTACTCCTTAAGACTTTGGACTACGAAGAGTATCTTGGTAAGTACGTAGACGACGAGTACAACACCACTGACACAGGTATCCGTGCTTTACCTCGCTTTATTGTCCGGGCTCCTGGTGACCAGTACATCGTTTACCCGTCTCCTGACAAAGCCTATGATCTTGTGTATGAGTATTACTCACTGCCAGTTGACCTTATCCTACACTCAGACGTACCTTCTGCTCCGGAGGCCTACCGTCACATCCTTGTGGATGGGGCTATGTACTACGTGCAGATCTTCCGTAACGACAATGAGTCAGCTAACATGTCCTTAATGAAGTTCCAGGAAGGTATTAAGAACATGAGAAGTATCTACATCAACCGTTACGAGTATGTACGTGATACACGGGTATCTGGTAGAGGTTCCTTCTCAACACACGGTTCGGTTTCCTAATGGCTACGGGTTGGGAAAGCTTCCCCATCGAGCTAAAGGGTGGTCTCGTAAGTAACTTGTCACGACTGCAGCAGGGTATCAAAGCCCCTGGTTCTGCTCGTATCTTAACTAACTTTGAGCCGTCCGTTAAAGGTGGCTACCGTCGTATTAACGGGTTCGTAAAGCACAGTACTGCAAATGTACCTGTTCATGGTTTTTCTGTAACACAAGGAAGTGGTCAAACTGGTACAACACTAGTCGTAGCCAACTTGCATAAGTTACCGGATGTCGGGGACACGTTCACTATCGCAGGGGTGTCTGGTGTCTATACAATATCCAGTGTCTCGTATAGCTTCACTAATAAAGAAGCTACACTCAGCCTTACAACATCTCTTGCTACGGCCCCAGCCGATAAGTCTGCTATCATCTTTAGCAACAAGACATCCTTAATCACAGGTCTACACTATTTCAGCAACTCCGAGACAGCTGATTCAACTGTACTAACTGTTCGGGATAATGTACTATTTGAACTCTCTGGGAATTCTTGGGTAAATGCGTCTGCCCCTAGTTACGGCAGTGTAGTAGTAGATGGTGCTTCTCAAACGGGCTCAACCCTTACTGTTTCTGCTGTTGCCAGTGATACCTACGGACCTTTTGCTGGGTCTACTTTCAAGATAGCTGGTGTTGAAAAGGTCTACACAGTCCTAGCTACACCTACAATAACCGCAGGTGGTGGTTCGTTAAGTATCTACCCTGCCTTAGCCTCTAGTCCTGGTGATGATGCTGTTATTACATTCATTGGCCTATCAAGTTTTAACTCTACCAAACAAAGGTTCCATGACTTCAACCTCAGTAACTTGGAGAGTGTAGTCTTTGTAGACGGCTTTAATAACCCTTCAGTGTGGGACGAGACTAATGGTTTATCTGTTATTAACACTAACGCTGACCTTCTTGGTGCAAGCTCCGTATCAGTCTTTAAAAATCACATGTTCTTCGGTGTTGGTAACAAGTTAATCTTCTCAGCTCCTTTCTCACATACTGACTACACCGCAGCTAACGGTGCTGGTATCTTTACTCTTCCCGCTGACTTAACTGGTATCATTGTATTCCGTGAAAAGCTGATCATCTTTACAGAGTCGTCTATTCACCAGTTGTCAGGTAATAGCTCTGCTGACTTTGCTCTGGCTGACATCTCAGATGACATTGGTTGTGTTGCTATTGATACCATAGCAGAAGTTGGTGGTGACATCCTTTTCCTAGGTCCTGACGGACTGCGTTTCCTGGGTGCTACTGCTCGTATTGGTGACTTTAACTTATCCCTTGCTTCCCGTAATATCCAAGACGATGTAACCTCACTGACTGACAGTGCAAACAACTTGACAGCTACTGTTATTCGAGGTAAGTCTCAGTATCGTATCTTTGGGTTTACCGCTGGGTCTACTCGAGTTGCTTCGAACGGCTTTATTGGTACTCAATTCTCTGACCAAGAGTCTACCGGGTTTAACTGGGGTAAGACTGCAGGTATCAAAGCATACCGTACTGTGTCTAAGTACGCAGCGGGTGCCGAGGTGGTTCTCTTCTCAGGTGAAGATGGTTACGTATACACAATGGAATCAGGTTCATCTTTTGATGGGACTGCTATCAGAGCCTTTCTTTATACACCTTTCATGGCTATCAACGACCCTCGGCTACGTAAGACACTATACAAAGCCACAACCTATTACGACCCAGAAGGGAATGTAACAGGTACACTTACCTTTAAGTACGACTTCCAGAGACCTGACGTCATACAACCTCTTGTAGGAGGTGGAACCTTCGCTGTACTGGGCTCAGCTATCTTTGGTACGTCTGCGTACGGGGGTACTCCTGAGACAGTCATCGAAACACAAGCTACGGGATCATTCTTTACAGTATCCCTCCAGTACGAGTTCGTAACACTAAATGATCCTCCATTCGTAGTAGACACAGTTCTGCTCGAGTACGCAAACAACGATAGGAAATAAGACATGGGACAAGGTTACACGCGTAACGATGGTGCTAACAACATTGCCAATGGTAACGTTATTGATGCAGCAGATCTAGATGGTGAGTTCGATGCTGTTGTAGACGCTTTTGCAGCTTCTACTGGCCACACTCATGACGGTACTGCTGCTGAAGGTGGTGCTATTCTAGTCATCGGCCCTGCTCAAGAGTACGTAGGGAACGGTACTTCTCTAGCCCCAAAAACCGATAATACCTACGATCTTGGTAAGACAGACAAGTCATTCAAAAAGGCCTTCATAGAAACTATCAATCTAGGTGGTACTGATATTACAGCTTCAGCTGCTGAGATTAACAAGCTGGATGATGTGACTGCTACTACTGCTGACATTAATATTCTTGACGGTGTAACTGCTTCTACTACTGAATTAAATAAACTTGATGGTGTAACTGCTTCTACTACTGAGTTGAATATTCTTGCTGGTCTAACCGCAAGTACTACTGAGTTGAATAAAATTGACGGTGTAACTGCAACGACTACTGAGTTAAATACTCTTGCTGGTCTAACCGCAAGTACTACTGAATTAAATAAGATGGATGGTGTAACTGCAACCACTACTGAGTTAAATCTTATTGCTGGTGTAACTTCTTCAACTGCTGACATTAATATTCTTGATGGTGTAACTGCTACTACTGCTCAGTTAAATATTCTTGATGGTGTAACTGCTACATCTACTGAGTTAAACCTTATTGCTGGTGTAACTGCTACTACTGCTGAGTTAAATATTCTTGCTGGTGTGACTGCTACAGCTGCTAACTTGAATATTCTTGATGGTGTAACTGTTTCAACTGCTGATATAAATGCCATCACTGATAAAGTTCTAGCTCTCGGACCGAACAGTGAGGTCACTCAA